CCTTGATTGGTAAATTTGCGACAGCAACTAAGATAGGTGCATCTGCTATAAGTTCTATAGCTTCAATGTTTGGATTCACTAATGTTCCAGTTATCGCTGATACTATGCCCTTTAGAAGTGTTCCATTTCCTCAAATGTCCACTAGCGAAATAGGATATCCAGTAGAAAAATTAACTTTAGATCCTAAAAATGAGTTATGTGTTGATCCATCTGTTGTTGGTTTACCAGCAACTGATGAATTGGCAATATCTAATATAATACAGAAAGAAAGTTATTTGACTACTGCTTCTTGGAGTACGTCGGGAGCAGTTGACAGAATATTATTTACATCTGTGATTAGTCCACTCATGTATGATATATCTACGGGTTCAAATCCTTTATTATATATGACTCCTCTTTGTTGGACAGCTTTATTGTTTAAAGGTTGGAGAGGTGATGTAATTTTTCGATTTAAATTTATTGCTTCAAAGTATCATCGAGGGAGAGTAAGAATATCTTATGATCCCGCTGGTACTGCTGCCCAAAATTTGACTGCTGATCCTATTTCTTCTTCTGTTGTCTTTACGAAAATAGTCGATTTGGCTGAGGATACAGATGTTGAAATTAGAATACCTTATCAACAAGCTATTTCTTGGTTAATAGCACGGGATGTTCCTGATAATATTAACACAGCAAATATTCCGTGGTCTTTATCAACAAGTCCGGCTTATATATTTGATCCTGCTAGAGATAATGGAACTATACAAATGCGTATTTTAAATACACTTACAGCTCCTATAGCTTCATCAACTGTTAAAATCTTGGTTTTTGTTAGAGCTGCTGATAATTTTGAATTGGCTAATCCTGTTAATCCTATTACTACAGCTTCGGCTTTTACAGTACAAAGTTCTGATGTTTATGGAGCTCCAATGACTTCAGTAATTGGAGCAACTAAATCTAACTTTAAAGATAAATATCTTGTTAATTATGGGGAAACAGTATTATCATTGCGAAGTATATTACGGAGAACTGTTTTATCTACAGTGTGGTGTGAACCAATGTCTATGTCGGATGATAAATATACCATCATCCGTCAAAGATTTACTCGTTGGCCTATCTATTATGGGTATGATCCTTCAGGTATTCATTCCGCAAAGGGTTTAGTTGC